GAATAATTGAAAGACGGTATTCCGGATCTGAATTTTTCTAATACATATAAACATGTTCGGAAGACATGAAAGGAATCCCATCAAACACACAAGTACACAGATGATAATTAGATAAAAATCTATATTCACCAAAGAAGCCTAAATAGGCTTCGCATCACTAAACAGGTTTGTCATTTTGCAAAAGTTTCAAATTGAGAACAAAATTCTCTACTGTAAGTTTAATCACTGTAGCCAAAAGAATCATATCACGAGAATCTTTGTCGTTACTCAGATACATTTCCAATACGGCCGTTGCCATCAATGTATACGCCACGTCTTCATCTATCTGGAGCATGGCAAAATCAATCGGATCTTCTGTTTCGATTTCTTTGGCCAGATCTATAAGTTGTTCTACTAAATTCATCAGAAATACTCCACACGCGTTCGGTCAACAGTACCTTCGGCAAAACGAACTTCGTAGGGAGTATCTTCAATGGTACCATGTACTACAATGCCGGGCAGCTCACCGGCAGGTACTTCATCGAGCAGTAGGTACCGAAAACCTTTATAGTTGCCTGATTGATGCAGCACATATTCCAAAGCATCCATCAGACCTCGTCGAACATCAGGAGTAGAATAACTTTTGGTAGAATTCTTCAAACTCAGATTAATTTCGCGGCGCATAGTATCAACAGAAAATGTTTTCTTACCCATTATTTGACTCCAAATGTTCTTTAATCATACCAAAAACTTTACTATTTGCATCCCAAGCACCAATAGCAGCACAATTAATGCTGGTGAAACTTATAAAGATTTTGGTTCGTTCATGATGAAAATTATAAACTATTCTTTATTATGTGTAAATTATTCGCCATGAACCGTAAAATAAATGTGTTTTATGCCGGCAGATTTAATTACAGACTCACAGATTGGACAGGGTTTGGCAATCATCGGGGCACCTTCCTTTGAATACCTGTACACATGAATTGAGTGTGCATTATGTAAATTTTTACATTTTACTATTGCTGCAACTTCGGCATGAAGATACTCTTTAAAAGGAACACCTACTTTTTGTCCATGTAATTTCATTATAGTATGAGTTTTTACATAATTATTATGACCAACCGAAAGTGCTCGCCCGTGTTTATCTTTTATGATTGCCGTAATGTACTGCCGTTTAGTCACTTTACAATTTCCTTATGACGCGATTGCATCCAGAATTTCCCTATCATATTTAAGTTTTGTCTTCATAACTTTAATAGCATAGTTAGGTGCTTCCCCTAAGGATCCATTGTATCGTAGAAGCATCTCTATTGTATTTTTTGACATTTTAGAGTATTCTTGAACTATCTGAGCACCCACCATAATATTTACTTTGGGATCAAAAAGAGCTGCCTTGGATGTTTTTTCCTTATGATAACTAGATGCTACTTGAAATAAACCTATCGGACCAGTAGGGGAAACTGCTTTATAATTAAATCTAGATTCTGTATGCATTATTGATAGCAGAAGTATTGGGTCTACAGAATATTTAGCTGCAGCCTCATAAATCCACAATGAGTATTTCTTAGCAACATTTGGTGGAATAGAACCATCACGGACAATGATAGCTGCGGTTTGATCTAAAATAATCTCAGATTTAAAATTATTTGAGATAGATATAGGGGTATTTTGTAAATAAAATACTTGATCTTTAATTATGTTTAGATATGTGGCCCCTGCAAGCATTATCGCAAATAAAACTAAATAAAGCGTAAATTTTAATTTTTTAAAAAATTGTTTTTCTGCAATCTTGGGTGAAGAGGAAAGACTTTTCCTAATCACCATAGTAGGTAATTTATTAATTTTCATTGTGTGAGTTAAACGATTTTGATTGAATTCTGATCCACTAAACCAACCGAGTTAATAATAAATGTAATTAGATAACCATCTAAAAACACAGTACAATCGCCAGTATCAGATGTTATGTACTTTACGTCTGAATCTTGTATGTACATTACCTTCTTTAACAAATAGAATGGTAATTCATCAACAACTTCCTTTGATTTTAACACAACTTTCATTTTGTGTACATTTTTAGCTATGGTGTTTTAACCGATGAATTATTCTTCCCTAGCATATGCATTCTGTTTATTCTGCAACCAACATAAGCATTATAATAAAGATTTGGGTATAGTAAAACATCATTATCCATTTGTACTTTAAGTTCATAGTATGAGCATTCAGAAAGAGAAGAACAAAATCTTAAAATTTCTCTGTAAAAATTTTCTTTGCCAAGTTTTTCTACATCAGCCTTAAGTTCTTCAGACGAACCGTAGTAATCTCTCCAATCCGAATCTACCTGTGTTCTAATTTTCTTTTTTTTCTTAAGACCAGTTGACTTAATCTTTACTGTTTTGATTGATACTTTCTTGAACGTTGATTTCTTTTTGCCGAAGTATTTGCGACCATCTAGTAAATTTGTAATACAATAAGTAAAACCGACAAACGAAGGATCAATTTCGTCTATCGGTTCATTGTTATGAAACCAAGTCATACGTCTACCATAAGAGTTTATCCTGATTTATTTAATAATTGTTTTAATTCAGTATAACTTCCGACAAAATTCGAATTTTTAAAGATTACTGGTGCTGCTTTTATATTTGGGTCCAGCAATTTTAATTCAGATACTGTAATATATTTAGATGTATCGTCTTTTTTCTGGCCCACATCAATTATAATTTCTTCATATTTTATATTATTATCCTTTAACAACTTTTTGGAATAATTACAATTTGGACAATTAGGTTTTGAATATACTGTAAACATAAATTAAAAATCTACTTCGAAGCTTGTTTTGATATCATCTCTGTGTACTACGTTGACTTTATATGCGTTATTGTCTTGCTCTTGGGGCGCAGCCTGAGAATTACCAATATTGATCCAATCTTCAACGTGTGGCATTGGATTCTTTGCTGGAAATTTAAAATTCGTTTCAACATCCAAAAACTTATATACCTCACGGGCGTTGAAAAGTACCCAATTTTTAATTGTCTGTGAATTTGTACCTACCAATTCTCTACCTTCGGAAAAAAGATAATCAGACCAAGCCATTTCTGAATTAATTACCTCATCACATAATGCTTTAATTTTATCCTTCTGCCGTTTATACGAGTCTAGTCCGCGTGCCGTGGCCAACTCAATTTTAATAACTTCCTTGTCTAATTCAGCGTGTACTTCCAATTCATCTTGAGCAATTTTTTGTACCGCTTTACCAATAGGCTGAAATAAATTAGTTGAGCATATAGTAAATGTAATGGCAAAAGAAGCCATAAATTGAATACGTTCCAGAAGATATAAAGCAACAACCCCAAGAAGTAATTTATCATATGCTTCATCTGCAGTGATTTGATTTAAAGCATATTTATGTGAAGCAACTGACAGTTCAGAAAACACCTCATTGACCGAATGCATTCGAACAATTGATTCTTTTACAGAAAGAATATCAGATAGTACTTTTTCTGGGTTGTCAAATGAAATTCTAACAATTTCTGAATATGTTGCGGAATGTATAATTTCATTGTCGCTGATTCTTTGCCAGGCCGCCCACAATGAACTATCAGTAATAAATGGTGCCAGGACTGGCGCGATTGATCTTGAAGCAACCGAATCTGCTTCCCATTGCCATGCCAGGGTTCTGATCATCATATCATAAACAGATTTTGGACAATTTTTAAAATCGGTATTACATTGAGTGTAATCAAATTCGTCTTCGGACCAATCCAAAGATTTCATAGTTTTATAAAGTGACCATATTTTTGGATATGTTTTATTAACTGTATCAAACAAACCAGGTAAATCTCCGAAAAATAATGGATGTTGTTTTTCCATATATTGAGAAGATTTTTTATTTTCATTAAAAACTAAATTCATTTAAGCTCCTTAAAGTGCGCAAGATTCACAGTATTCTTGTTCAGTAGTATCCGAACTAACTGCCACATCATCTGTTATTAACGAAATTCCCTGAGAAGTGGAAGAATTAATATAATATCTAGTTTTCATACCATATTTGACTATATCCAGATAATCTCTAATCATATCAGAAGAAGAAACTTTCTGATCTCCATGAATTTTTACAAATAAATCTGAGGAAATTGCCTGATCTGTCCATTTCTGCATAATTGCATAGACTTTAATCATATCTGTTGTTGATACGTCCCACGCAGATTGATATTTTGTTTTCAATTTAGTACCATCTGGCGCAGCCCAATGATTTACTCCTGTATCATTAGTTTTCATAATATACAATTCTCTGATAGGATAAGGTCCATTGGAAGTACCAGAAGAAATTGCTGAGCTCTCAGAAGGCATGTGGGCAACCAGTACAGAATTTCTAATGCCGCCATTTTCTATAATCTCTTTTCTTACTGCATCCCAATCTCGTTTATTTTCTACTGTAATCAATTCATCTACTTTTTTCTCATATGTGTCTAAAGGCAACCAGCCATTAGGCCATTCGGTTTTGTCCATCCAAGGTGCGTTTCCTAATTCTTTACCCAATTTTAACGAAGCGTTAATCAAATGAAACATGTGTGTTTCGGAAAGGGTATGAATAAAATCTCTGCCTTCTTGTGTATTATATTTTTGATTTTCCTTGGCCATTAGATGTGCTAAACCAATAATACCCACACCTGCGGACATTCTGGATTTAGCCGTATATTCTAAATTGGGAAATGTATAATCGGATTTATGAATGCACACATCAATCATTTTTAATGCATAATAAGCCACTTCAGAATACTGTTTATCAGATTCTATATTACTTACCACAATACCTGCAAGTGAACACAAACCGATCTCGGGAGAATAATCCAATTCTTTTTTATATAGATCTGCAACAGATTTATATGGGCTAACCGGTAAAGCTATCTCGGAACACAAATTACTGAGATAGATTTTATCTTTAAAAGGTGTATGTTTGTTCATTGCGTCCGTTAAGTGCAAATAATGAACACCAGTTTCATATGACTGAGTTAATGCACCAAGAGAAATTTCGCGAGCATTTAATTTATTTTTTGCTGTTTTTTCGTACTCGGCATACATTTTCTCAAATTTAGTTTGATCTTTTTCGTATTGAGCTTCAAACATTTCTTCATTACCATAATAACTAAAAGGTGCATAATCTTCATTCTTTGCAACTTTTCTGGCAAATAATTTGTTAGAACCAAACGAATAATGACAACCTGACACTTTTTTGTTTGCAGGAGTCATTGGATGCCGCAATTTCTGTAAAACTTCCACTTCGGGGTCATATGCAGAATAATAAACAGTTGAAGCTCCACCACGGCCATTCTGTAAATTGGCTCCAATAGCTCCAACCATGGAACGGTAATACGGAAGTTTACCTTGGTGTTGTATAACACCCCCTCTGACCGGGTCACCAAGTGATCGCGTTTTAATATGGGTACCGATACCTGCTGATGCAACAGTCATCATATATGCAATATGATCACCCGCGGCTAAAGAAGAAGCTGTATCAGCGGTAGTATAAAGACAACAGCTGGCGTAACCATTTAGTTTTGTACCAAGATTTACGAAATTTGGTGTCGGTGCGTTTATACGGTTTTGACTCAGATGTTCATACCATTTTGCAACATGCAACATTTTATCAGACTTTTCATTTTCTCCTAAAGCCATTGCCATTCGCATATATACAAATTGCGCAGTTTCATATTCTTGCTTGGTGACCTTATTTCTAATTGCGTATTTATATCTAATTTGATTAAGCTGATAGTGTGGATACTTTAAATTTAATTTATGATCAATAATGAGTTGTGCAAGTTTGTATTCTTCATCTGTGTAATTAAGCTTTACCATCAGTCCAACTTCATAAAGCTTATTATGTAATTCTTGCACTGTTGGAATTCCATCGGGATAAATAATACGATCTATCATAGGTGCATATAATCTGCCAGCAGCTTTATTATATTCCCATGTTTTATATGATAAACAGGCATCAATCAAAGCTTGTTGTAATTGTAAGCTTGTGCAATTTTTAGGGCATTTATTTACCGCATCAATCACAACAGAAGCCCAATTAAAATGAGCTTTGGGAATAGTAGCAAAAGCCCATTCTGCCCATCTATTTACTTTCTTTGGCTGAAATTGTTCTTTTGTTCCATTGCTTTTGATAATAGTTTCAATCATTTTGTTATATTTTCTTCCATGTATTAAATTGAATTTTAGCCATTAAACCCTTATATGTATTACTCTTGATCAGAGCTACT